ATGCGCTACTTCTATATTAAAAAAGGCAAACAATACTTGCACTTCCAGCAATCACTTTTTGAAGAATATCAGGACTATTCTGACATAAGTGCAATGGTCACCCAGCAGTATGTATTTTTAGATTCAAAAGATGACGCTATTAAGTTTTTAGAAAAAAGGGAGGCTGATTATTTTATGTTGACCAGAGGCTGGAAGTTAAAAGATGTGAAGGTTGTGAGAGAGTGATGCTTGCTAATGCTGGTAGCACTGCAAGCAAACTGAAATACTGACATTGGTTTTAACGGTATGTGCTGTGCAACTTGTAAGCATTACCAAGCTTAATATCGTAACTGTTTTTAGCATACGCTTTCCCATTGTAGCCAAGAGCAAAGGCTTTCCAGTCTTTGTTTTTTAATGCATTTACCAACCCATTTGTCTTGATGTATCGAATCATTGCGTCAAGCTGAGATGCTTCATCCTTATACATAGCATTGACAAAGCTTTGGATTGAGGAATAGCCAAGGCTGTACCAGTGATAACCCATAACCTGACCAATGCCCCAAGAACAAGATTCAAGTGCAGATACTCGATCAAACTTTGCAGCATCTTCGAGTTTTTTGTGTTGCTGGGAATAAAGGCCATAGCCACCAGATGAGGTGTTGCACAGGTCTGGGCGCTTCCACATCATCTCGTCAGCAATAGATCGCTTCTTGTTTGCAATTAAGCGCTGACGCATCACATGCCGCTCAAAGAGAATTACTGGTGTGCCATCCACATTAAAACCATTGCCTTTGCATTCAACATCAATAACCGCTTGCAATGCTGCTGGCTCAATACCAATAGCATTCGCTTGAGCATCTACCTGCTCCTTGGTTAGTTTTTTATTCACGTATCACCACCTTTGCCACTTACAATCGCAACAAAAGCCGATTTAATTTCAGCAATTACTTGGGACATTGTTTTGCCCTTCAGCAAAGCAATAGACTGGTAAGCGATACCAATAAAGAGCAGTCCAAATACAGCGAACATCAACATGATGAAGCCTTGGAAAATCGTTGTTGACGCACCATATCCATAATGTTCAATGAATGCTGAACCACCGTATAAGCTGACTGTCACACTACAAACAAACTTAGTAATCACGCCAACTGAAACTTGAATTTTCCCCTTTTCATCAATATCCCCACTCAGAACAAGTGCAAGAATTGCCCCGATCACAGCTGGAAAGATTTTGATTACCCACGGGATTGCATTTTCTTGCATATATCCACCTAATTTTAGAAATTAAAAAACCCTGATCTAATTAAAGATCAGGGTTGAGCAAGGTTGGTTGGGTGATATATTTGTATTTTTAAAAATTATCAATCATGAATTTATTGATTGCTTTTGCTTCCTCAATAGTGAGATTAATTGCACCTACTGTCATAAAATTTTTACCTTGTGCTGATGATCCACCTGTTGTTGTATATCGCCCCAGCGTGAAAGTATGGTTTTGATCTGTTGCAGGCAATGATAAATCACCTGAAGATGCAAATAATCGACCATCTCGAATTGTGTGTAACTTACCTTCGTAAATCACACCTCCTATATTTTTTGTGTATGGCATACCAGTCATTGCAGTACCAAAGGCCGTGAATCCTGAATATGCAATATTAACTGTCTGTGCCGCCATTGCACGTGAAGCACCAACAGTATTGTAGAAATCAGCAATTGCATAAGTTGTATCTGATACAGATTTATCAAAACTACTTAAAATTGCAAGTTTATTGCCAGTTACCTGCCCTGTTGATCTGTAGCTAACATTTGTCACATTTGATGAGATTGCTTGATGCTCACCAACCTGTACTGCTTGAATTTTTCCACCAATCGAATAAGTTAAGTCTCCGGCGCTATTAAATAAGCTATATAGCTTGACAATGTCGCCATTCGCATCTTTTTTAATGCCAAATCCAGCGCTAATTACACTAAAAAGCTTTGCGGTATCTATAGATTTTTCAGCAACAAAATTTATGAAATTTAAAAGTAGATCGCCATCAATAACAGTACCGCCATCGATTTGTACTCGCTGTATATACGCATCATAAAGACCGAAAACTGGGTCAATTGCGGTATCAGTGTTTGATTTAAGAATTAAAGACATCTTTATGCTCCGTATACTGTTTTTAGGTTAACAACGATTCCGCTGACACGTCTATTGTTGAATGAGTAAACAACGAAAATGTGTGTGTCATCTATCACATCAACATCGCTATACGATGCTGAACCTGACATAAGTTGTTTTTTTCTTTCAAATGTTTGGCCGTTGTCGTACGACATATAAAGTGTTAAGTCGCGTCTAAGAGTGTCCGCTGGAGAAGTCATCAAAAGCTTAGGTATTTGCAGATCATATGTATTTTCTGATTGCGCAAATCCAGATTGACACACCGCCATTACCGGATCTTTTAGAAAACTAACGTCTCCAGTTGTTTGCCCACCATCTATTGAGATTTCAATTGATTTGTAAGCAGTTGCGTTTCGCGTCATGAATATAATATCGCCTGCTGTTGTTTCTGCGACAGCACATTCATTTGAAGTGTGCACTTTAGACTTAGCGCCGATTTTGTATGTTTGGCCGTTGTCATCTGATAGCAATAAAAATGATTGCAACTGTCCTGCTGATGAAACAGGGTATGATCCATCCAATGCGCCATAGCACGGCACTACAATTCGATCTTTATACTTACCGTGTCTAAGTTGAATTGCTTTGCCGGGTCCAGCAAGCACAAATCGACGAGTTTCGTAATCTGGAAACTGATTATTTAAAACACGCTCTGCCGACCATGTAGCGCCGTCGTCATCGCTTGTTTTGCAACAAAAATCTAAAGATGTGAATGTTTCATGAGATTTAAAACGCTTTGTGTAGTAAACGATGATTCGTCCAGAAATCGTCTTAATCACACAAGTGTTATAGCAATCGAACCCCACTCCATTAACATTTTCATTATTTGCTAAAATGCTGTAATTGCTGATAGAAAGTGAATAATCACTATTAACAGTCACTGTTTTATACACAACAGAAATATCGCCAAAGTCACCGCCCGCACGGCTTTCACAGAAGATGAGATATTTGTTCTTAGCAATTCGCACAACGACTGGTGAGAATAGTTGCAAACGATTTTCAACAGAATCTTCCAAAAAAATTGTAGTTTCGGTTAACATCGCTTGCTCATTTTTTGAAACAGTAAGAACATGATCGAGATATTTCAGACTTTGTGCTTTGACAGTTTTTTCAGTACTTGAGAGTCGCTCATCAACTTTTGATAAACTCGTTTTTTTAGTAACAATATCATTGCAAAAAATATTATTTTTAGCTGATACTAAAAAACGTGTATTGTTTGTGTCATCCTTCACTGATAACAGCGAATTTTTTACGGAATCAGAAATAAATCTATTTGTTTTGTTGAGGATCCCTCCCACCACATCTTGCAACGCTCCATTAATTCCAGCGATGTGTAACTTCTTTTTTTTTGTCATCAATAACAATGTAGAACCATTGTTTGATAGGAACTGGAAAAGATTTTGCGTTCCATCTAACACCGCTTTTAAATCGCTATAATTTTTAGCTTGAGTTAAAGGGTCATAAGGTGATTTACTGAATGTCGATCCATTATAAATATAATCGCCATCTTTTGATGGGTCAGGGTCTCCACCAACTCGTACGACTGAATGAGCAGGAATATTTGCCGCATCAGCAACCATTAATGCATATGATGTATAGCCGAAAGAAGCCCCACCGCCAAGAGAATCAACCTGTGTTTGTAAGCTATTTTCCGCTGAAGTAGCCCTAGCAGTCTCAGCCGCAATCGATGCTGTTAAACTATCTTCAGTATTTTGAATTTCAACAGAAAGTGCTTGCTCAGCAGAAAATGCCCTTAAAGATTCTGCATTAATTAAATTTAAATTTTCCTGATCACCTGCAATACGAGCAATAATTTCAGCAGGCAATCCATTGATATTCCCATCGACTATCTGATCGATCAGTTCCTGAAGCTTTTCATCTGTTAAGGAGTTACTTAGATTTAATTCTTGCAGTACATGCCAAATCGTATCAAAGTCCTTATTAACCGGCGCAGGCCGGAAAGAATTGTCATATGCTTGATAGTCCGTTGTTCGCTTCAAGTCAGTTTTTCTTTTAATATGAATAACTGTTCCTGCCATTGGGGCAATAAGAAATACTACAGAGCCGCCTATGAGAGACCATGACCCAACAGGGGGTACAAATCCATCTACAGTTACTATCAAATAATCCTTTACTTCACACTCAAACCCCAATACAAAATCAGTAGTTGTTCCATTTGCTGTGTATTCAATAATCGGCGTTTGCTCTGGTACTGCCATGTCATCACCCTAATATTCAAAGTCCAAGGCAGCATCCGTTACGCCACCATCCGTTCTCCAATTAGGCGTTTCGTTAGGCTCGTTTTTGTTGTGTATTTTCCCGACCCGTTCCGGGGCACTTGAAAGTGTTGCAGCAAACGAATCAATATAGTCATCCTCTTGATCACTAATTGCCGGGTTAAACTGTTGCATTTGCTTGTATTGGGTTGACGTGTTTTCACCTTCATTTGTATCGACCACAGAAACATGCACCCAAATTAATCCTGAAACTAGTGGTCCTTCCATAGCTTCTAAGATCCGTTTGTTTTTAGGTTTTGTTGAATGATTAGGGCTAACACCACAGCGTAATTTACGTTTCTTTAGAGCAGCTTTTAATGCTGCTGGCGCAAAGTTACCTATCCCATTAGTCTCAATTGTAATTCTTGGGATTTTGTATTCTTCTATGAGGTCACATAACTGCCACACTTGACCACCTACAATCTCCCCCTGCTCATTGGGAATAATAACTTCGCCTTTTAGTGAAATTGATCGATGCCAATACTTATTACCAAGATCATCGTGAAGTGTCAGCGTTACAGCGGAAATATCAGATTTAAGTTTGCCGCTTGATGGGTCCCATTGCGCTGTCATGCCTACGATACGGCGCTCACCTAGCATCATGTACCACTGACCATTAGCGCGTTTTAATACAGGCTCACAGTCATACGGAATCATCTTGTCAGGATCGAGACGAACATCAGTAATAGGTTTAGCGTGTAATTGATATTGAGAATCCCAAGCATTTATAGTTCGACATTTACGGCGGCGTTTTTGCATTTCTGCTGGCGTGAATCGTTCAGGCCATAATGCTTCACTATATACATCGATTAAATAATGCGACTCATCAAACGTTATGTGATAAGAATTTCCCTTTATTGCTACTTGATAATCTTTATTTTCTTTTAAAAGTTTTGAGGTCTTACCGATACCGCTAAAAATATAGATCGGCTTGAAGTCTACATAAGCTTCGATAACCTGTTCGAAACGCTTTTCTTTTTCAAACATTCTGAAAATTAGACATTTAGAATCAGGGTTATTCATTATGTCTGTATAAAGAGAATCATGTGTGTGGGGCGTACCTACATAGAGTTCTTGCCCACCCGGTATTAAAATAAAAGTTTGCTCTCCAAGTCTGTATCGAAGCTTCTCCCTTGCTTCTGGTGTGCCAATGTTACTTGGGACTTCCACATCATCATTTTGTACTTCATTCGCACGTGAACCAGTCACGTTAGATAAAATACCACGCGCATGAATAGAGCCATGACGAACATCAGTTGACCCTGTTACCCACCATTTTTGTGTCTCACCACGTTCTTTTTTTATATTGAATAATTGGCATAACGGATGCCGATCCATAACCTGTTCAGTACCACGACTGACCTTGTAGGCATCTGGGTCGGTTGCACCTTGATGCAAAATCAAATGATCAGGATTGCAGTAGAGCCTCCAAGCATTGTAAATATCTAGAATGGTGGACTTTCCATGTCCACGAGGCATCATTAAAAGGCCAAGCGAGCCATAATCCTCTAGAAAATCACAGACGTCTAAATGGAAATCAGGAACTACCCAGTTCAGAGTTTCAGCATAAACTAGATAGAACGCAGCAAAGCTGACCTTAATCATAGATTAGCTCGGACGCTGTTTGCGTTCCTCAAGCTTTTTAGCAACTGATTCTAATAGTTTGGCAGCCTGCATCTCTGGTGTGATCTTACGGTCATTTGGATCACCTACGGACAACTCATCATCATTAAGAATGCGCTTTAGTTTCTCCATACAAGTGAGAGCTTCTTTTGCACCCTTGTACAACCAAACCTTGTCGCCTCGCCCTTCTTTATCAAACATGTCTTGACCATATGCCTCAGTCATTAGGTCAACGGTATCTGATGCAGCCATTTCTAGACAAAGCTCTAATTTCTCTTTGGTTTCAGGCTTTAAGTGACCGACTTTCTTTTCTGTAGACATAAAAAATCCCCTGTATTTATGTTGTTATACAAGGGATTAAATTCAGGTTTGTTGGGTGGTTTACTGGACTATACGTTCAAAATCAGGCGATCTAACGTCGCCAACTTCATCACCCCACCATTGAGTACGCCCATGTTCGCGTTCTGCTTTGCGTAGGAGTTTTTCACGATAACCTGGTGCAATCATATCTTGTATTTCATCAAATACCAGTCGATTGGTTGCGGCTTTTGTGTACCAAAGGTTTTGCGCTGGGATTTTGCCCTTGAGGAATTTAAACGCCTCATTACCTGCATTGGTTTCTGTTCCGTTCGATAACTGTGTTGCATTGCCAACTGTCAAAGATAAAGCAGTTTTAAAGTCTGATCCAAATGGTCCAGCGAGAAAGTCACTGGCATCACGTCCACTTGTATCCATACCAGCAACAAGAATATCACCTAAAATTGGTAAGCCCCCACCAGCAACGAAAGATCGTTTAAAAAACTCGAAAGATTTTTGAGGATCGTCACTATCCCACATGGTTTGCGGATCATTACCATTTGCCAACTCTTTTAATTGAACAACTAATCCGCCCAAAAGTGTTGTCATGGCAAATAGTGAAGCACCATAGGCAGCTTTTGAAGTTCCTTTTTCTAGTGACATTGCTCGACTGCCATGGCGCATAAGGAATGCGGCAGGAAATGACTTAAACTGAAGCATTGATTTTATAATTTCACCAGTAATAGTACCTTTTCTGATACCACCTGTCATACAAGTTCGCTCACGTAAGCCAGCTTCAAGTACCGCCATGCCTTGTTCATCTAATAAGTGCGCTTGAAACTGGGTAGCAATCTCATCTTTTACTTTTTTAGGATCACCAAAAGCTTTGAGTTTGTCATCTGGAATTTCATAAATTGAACGTGCCGACATCAGCTGATTACCTTTACGATCTACTACAGGCTCAGCTAAACGCATCACTTCCCAAGCACGTTCGCTTAAACCTGTTTTACTCATGATCTCTCGATCTACATCACTGAGCTCATTCCATGTCTTAGTGCGGCTCAGTCGTCCATACTTATCCATTAGCATCTTAGTGAAGCCAACTTTTGAAGCAGCGGTCAGCGCATTTAATCCAGATATACGCATTACTTGCGTTGCAAGGCTGTTTGAGAAGCTCGCTAATTTCTGAGATTTGCCATGTACTGACGTTAGTCCATCATCTGCCCAACGGTTAATTGATCCTAGCATTTCTTCAGTGGCTAAACCTAAACTATGTGCCAATGCTCGATCATCTTTGTTCTTTGGATTGAGCTGCGTTAATAATTCACCGAATGTCTGACGGTATGCAATGTTATGCATTGAAGCTGTTTTAGCAATCATTGCTTGATCTGAAAAGGATGTGATTGTAGTGCCGCCCAGCATAGACGCTACATTCATAGAACGATAAGCCAGCCCTAGATTTGCTAACACTTCTGACTGCGGTGTGTTCTGCCCTGTAAATTCATCAAACATGACCTGAGCACGCTTAATCACTTTGTTGTCATTCGTTGTAATTAAACCTTTTTCACGGTCTTTTTTGTCGGCTGCATCCATCAAGATACGCATTGCATTTTTAGGATTGCTACCTAAGTTTTCTACAAGTGCAATATCTTTAGATAAACCATTTACATGCGCTTCAACCAAATCTACAAAAGGCATACCACCGAAGTCAGCTTGATACTCTAACCAAGCATCTGCATCCTTAAAATGCAATACACGACTTTCGCTATGACGACTGGTTACTTTAGAATTTCCACCAAATGACTGGCGACCAATTTCTGTTTTATTTGCGCCGTTGGTTACTAATGTCTCGTAGGAATAATTTAGCAAATCACGTATTTCTTGCTGTGAATAGTAAGAACCATCCTCATGCACGTACTTTGATGTGTCGATTCGTTGTTCGGCAAAGTCTACCCATGCTTGTTTCCCAGCCTTAGCAATCTTCTCAAGGCTATGTGTCTGTGGTAAACCCCAGTCATCTAGCTTTCCAATGTCACCACCTGAACGGTTAAAGCGCTCTCGCATTTCCTCGAAAACCTTACCCATATCGCCAGCAATCTTTTTGGCTGTGGTATCGCCTGTATTTTCTTTAAATAGCTCACGCACCACTTTATTTACGAGGTCTTTATCTGTGTATATGCCTAGTGCGCCCTTAATGTTGGTGTATAGGTCAGTTAATTGACCACGATAGATAGAAGCAATGGCACGACCTTTAGCATCCAACGACTGAATGCCCGACATATCACCGTGTGGTGCAACTAAACGGTCTACAACCTCACTTGCAGGCAATGACGGATGATCTAAAGCAGCTAAATTTTTATTTTGTGTCAGAATGTCTTGAGCTGCGATTCTGTGCTTGCGTTTCAATTGCTCTTGAATATCTTGGGCCACAAACTTACCTGCTTCGGTTAGTTTGTCTGCCTCGGATAAATTTCGCCAAGCTTGAATATTTTTTTTTGCTAGGGCTTTCATCGCATCATTGATACGTTGTTCAATCTGCTGTGCTTCTTGTTGATTTAGAGATTGTTTGCCGAGTGCCTGTGCAACGGCTTGTTTGCATTGTTCTTTCATAATAAAAATGCTCAGATGGTTTTTGCTATCTGAGCATTTATTTTGATGGGGTTTGTTGGGTAATAAAATTTAAGCAATCAAAACCGCTATAATTCAGACAACACACTCCAATCTTTCAAAGTGGCTTCTTCCCATCTATCATTCTCATATATATAGAGAATATGTCTTGATCCTATCATGTCTGTTGTGTAATAAAGGATTTCCCCGTTTTTCTCTCGACAGTACTTTGCGCCAGAAGGCGCATTTTTTTTAATCCAAGTTCTAAGCACTGCGTTTGGTACAACAATTTTTACCCTTTTGAGTGGATCCATATCGATGCTGGTTGGTGCAGCCGATCCATTAGAAATAAAGCTTACATCGTATATTGATCGAGTAGGCACATATATTTCCAGCTCATAAGTTTGCCAGCGGTTGTCTCTATTGTATCTTTCTAAAAGACCGTTGAGATGTGAAGATTTAAAACACTGAAAATCTAAACCATCCAAATCATTCTCTCGGACAATATAGTATTTCATGCCGAATAAAGTTTCATGCATTGGACTGTGCTGAAGAAAATGAATTGTATTTTTGAGGAGCTCTTCATGGAAATTCATAGTCATAAAGATTACATCTGGTTTGGTTTTAATTACATCTTCGTATTGATGTTTATTTTTTGATACTCTTTCAAACGGATTATTATTCATATGCACCTCTGCAATACCTGACGATAGGTGTGGCAACTGTTCAGGTTAAACAGCTTTCGGGGATCAGCCTAGCCACTAATATGATTATACTCCAAATTGCAAAGCACAATTAATTGCTGTTTGTGCAGCTAATGTATCTTCTTGCGCCTGTCTTGCTTCCGCTTCTAGTTCATCCAAACGTTGACGTAAAGTCATTGTGATTTCTTCCATCTCGCCATCTGGACGCATACGACTAACTGAAATTTCTTGTTCAGGGTTTTGCATAATCACACCTAATGCTGCTGATTCTTCTGGACCATCCCCAAACAAGCTACCTTGTCTTGGGTCGCCCATTGCTTCAACTTCATTGATCTTGGATTGAATGTTGTCGCTAATCGCTTTTGCGCTTCTACTGTTTTCTGAAAAAACATTTAAGAAATCACGCGCACCTGCTGACAAGCCATCATCAATTAATTGCCCTTGATTCAGATAATCATCTACACGCAAGCCATTTGCTTTTAAATCACTAAGCTTTTGTGCAGCTTGCGCCAAGTCCTGTGCAATCGTGTTTTGATGTCGCCCACCTTGGCGGACTAAATCACCAAGTTGAGTTAATTGCGGTGCTACACGTAACATAGCGTTTAAAACGGTTTTACTATCATCGTCTAGGTTTTCAGCTAGTCTTGTAACGAGACTAGAATCATTATAGGCGCGTTGTGCTAAAGCGGTTTCCATACGGCGTTTCCCGTCTTGAGTCAATCGACCTTCCGCTGTAATCAATGAAGCCTTTTCAGACTGTGGCAATTGATCTACAAATCCACGTACAAAATCCATTGAGCCGTCAAGATTTAGAGATCCATCATTATTGATTTTAAGCAATGAACCATCGGGCAATCTATCCGCATCTGTGATAGCACGCTCAGTTGCGCTGAATTGCGCCATATCGGATTCATTCGCTAATCTAGTAAAACCTACACGGTCAACATCACTTAAACGTGTACGCACTAAAACAGGCTGATTTAACCCTGTTATGTCCATGCCCCGTTGATTCGCCCAGTTTTGCACAAAGTCTCTATATGCATCAGCACGACCAGACTCGTAAGCTTTACCGATTGCCAATGTGCGTCCATTACCCGACTCAACCACATTGTCTAGCCCAAGGATTGGTGCACCATCACTAATTTTGATTGAGTCTGCCAGTAATTCAGGATTAAGTTCGCTGGCCATGCGCTCAATCTGTTGACGTGATGCTTCGCGTGTTCTATCCCGTGGCTGCAACTCACTTGGGTAAAGTGGATTGACACCATACAAGGCATCATTCGATGTAATCAGATCAGCAAGGTCTTTCACTTCAAAAGCAAAATCATAGCTACTGCCGTCGGCACCAATCGCTGTTGTCGTATTATCACCACGATAGCGCGCACTGACCGTATTCCATTTCTTTCGCCATTTATCTATCGCTTGACCTACAGTTAAGCCTGTCATGGCATTGTTTTTAACAATCGCATCTGCATTTTTCTTATCATATGTTTTTACAATATCAATAAGCATTGCGTTTGGATCAGCATTTAAAACACGGCTTGCCCCTTCTGGCCCAAGTAAATGCCCCAAATATTGCTCATGAGCTACAGGATCACGACCAATTGCTTTACGCATATGATTATTTGCTTGCTTGATATGCTTAAATCCCATGCGGATCTGTTCATCAATGCTAGTTCGATCACCACCGCCTTGCCCTTTCCATGTTTTATCGATGACTTGATATAAGCCATGTGCGCTTGAGTTGGGATTTTTTGCGGTATGACTAAACGATCCGCCTGTTTCAATATGAGAAATAGTCAAAGCAACAGTAGGATCAACACCCTCTTGTCTTGCACGGCGGAAAATCGTTTTAGCATTTGTTGGTAATGCGCTTGTTTCAATATTAAATGATCTAGTTTTTGTCTCACCTTTTACAGCATTAGGCACTTGGACAGGCTGACCAGACTTTAATTGATCAGTCGCTGTATCTAAGTTTTTGTAATGCTTGTTTTGTTCGATAGGATCAACAAGATTGACGGGAGCGCTTGCGTTATCAAACTCCACTTCATTGGCATATAAAGTCTGATTAATAGCATCACTACGTGCATCTGGATCATTCGCAATACGTTGTAGTTCTTCTTCAACTTCTTTTTCCAACTTACCTCGATGATGAGCAACACCCCTTGCCGCACCGAACATGAGTGTATTCAGGATTAAATCTGTTGCAAAAGATTCGCCAGTCACTTCAAACTGTTTTGCTTCTTTTTGATAGCCTGCATCTTTTAAAACTTCGTTGCTCGTAAACTGCATACCCGTGGTTAAAGCTGTTGCGCCACCAATAGAAAACAAACCATCTTTGATGATGCCACTTGTACCTTTGAAGCCATAACTCAAAGGTAATGCTGTTGCTACTGCATCCCCAACCGCATTGACACCAGCAACTTGCAAAGCTGTGTAGCTGTCAACGCCTTTACGTGTTAAATCGTTGTATTGAAAATGCCCTGTTGTACCACCTGTTAAAGCTGCTGCACCCCCGATACCACCAGCAATACCACCTACTGCACCACGCCAAATATAATCACCAAGTGCAACGCCAATATTCCCGATTGTTCCTGTATTTTCTTTATCTTCTAGCTGTTCAATTGCACCATAAACTAGATCATCACGCGCTTTTATGCTGTTTTGTCGATAGTTTGAGAATGGGACAATATCACCGCCCGATTTTACATAATCAAAGCCATAGCTCCCCACATCCACAGCATAATCTAAAGGCTTTGCCAATGTATCGGCAGCTTTGATAAATCCAACACCAGCACCACGAATCGGAGAAGAAATAGCGCCATCGAAAAGACCAACATTTTTTTTATTTTCTGTGGGTTTTCCTGTGATTCCTTGGCGTTGCAATTCCTCTACAGACTGTTGTTCATCATCTGCAACCGTATCAAACCAACTCATTTAGTCACCCCACTCATTTTGATACGCCATACTGCATCATTAACAATCAATGGCTGACCACGCTCATTTATCAGATCGTACTGAATTTCACCAGTTGAAGACGGAGTACCTTGTCTAAGTTGTCTCAGTCTCAAGCCCTTCAGATCACTTGTAGATATGCCTGTTTGCTTTGAAATGTCCGAATAACCCCGATCTAGTTTCGATTCAAAAGCATCATCATCCATGCCATATGGCTTCGTCACTTTCCAGTCTTTGCCTCTATCGCCCATGTAATTGGTGTACTTGCTAGGTTGCGTATAAATTCCACCTGTGGCCATCTGTAAAGCTGTTTTTAATACAGACTTATCAGGCATGGCTTTGCTGTCCGCATGACTTAAACCACGGGCGGCCATGGTATCCGCATAAACTGCTTTGAATGTTTCATAAGCATTGTTGGCACTTGTCCCTGTTAAGGTCTGACCAACATAATCATTAAAAGCCGCACGTAAATCGTCCTCTTTCGGCATGAATAACTGCTTATTTTTAAGTAGCTGTGTACCTGTAATAATTGATGTAGCAAGGTCACGCCCCTCAGTTGTATGATAGTTATTTGCTTTGGCAACACCAGCCATAACATAATTCATATCACCACTGCCCAACTGCCCTAAAGCAGCCTCCCATATCTTTGCGCCGTCCTTCACACCCTTGCTTTGATTGATCAAGCTACCGATAAAAGATAGCTTCCCATTCACATCGAGATCATCAAAGGCTTTGGCTGCTTCTGGCAGTTCTTCAGGTGAAATCGGCTTGATCGTTGCATTTGCATCCTTGTCTTTCATTGATACTTGATATGTACCTATTTCAATCAAATTAGATGCAAATTGATTCGGATTGAGTTTTAGTTGCAATGGGTTAATTTCAGGTAATTCAATGCCTTTTTCGCGCAAAGCCTGATTAGGATCATCTTTTAATGTTTTGAGTTTATCCTGGTAAATCGACTCATATGTAGAAAGCAGTTTGTTTTCAGCTTCAGGGTCAGCCGATGGCGTATTTTTCATATTTGCTTTTTGCTGATTAATCCGCTTTAACTGCTCGCTCGTATCTAGCTTTGCAAAATCCTGAAAGTTTTTAGATTGTTGAATGTAAAAATCAAAATCAGCTTGATGCTCCGTTCCGCTTACCGCCGTTCTCACGTTCTGAATATAATCGGGATCAAGATCACGACCAGTTAAAACAGACTGCTTAAAGCTGTTTAGCACCTTGCCAGCTTCATTGACGCGCTTTTGTTCCATGACTTGTTGTTTTTGTTCAAGACTGGCTATTTTGCTTGCTATCGACTTTTGATAGTTTTGTGCTGTTTGACCATCTAATGATGCAAAACTCCCCTGTGATAGCTCGCTACTCAATGTTTTAAGGCTGTTAATATCTGAATTATCAACCGCATTCAACATGCGACTATCAATATCCATCTTGTCCGATGTAATGTCTAAGTTTCTAAGATATTCAGCCTTTTGAACCTCTGGAATATTTGCACCAGCAAGATATGAGCCTAGATATTCATGACGTTTTTCACGGGGTAAGCGTGTTGCGATACTAAAGGCACGATCTAGCAGACTAATGTTTTTCTGCTCATCTGCTTTCAACTGCAATGGAAGGAAGCCAGCACCTTGCTTGCCTACAGTGCTATCGACGTATTGTTTATACGTGTGCTGAGCGTGCATAGGCAGTGACTCAGACAATGATTTAAATTCGCCATCCGTCCACGACTTTAATTCTTCACTGGCTTGCTGTGAGTTTTTTACGCCGTTTGCGACATCATTTCTTAGTAATGTGGTCTTTTCGGCAAAACTTGTTGTTAGAAAGTCATCAACTTTAATACGCCCTTCTTTCTCGTCCAGGTCATTGTGATATAGCTCTAATCGTTTCGCCTGTACTCCTTGCTCTCGCTGCTGTTCATCACGTGCCTGTACAGCACCACCTATGGCGCGACCAATTTCACTAAGCCCTGTATTCGGTGTAAACGTCTGCATTTGCGCTTGAGGCTCTACACGTCCCCGTGATACTGGAATTCTCATTATTTCCACCCACCATACGCTTGTGTAGCTGTGTTGATAACGTCACTTGCAGCCTTAAAGCCATAGTTATTACGCTGCATTTTCCCTTGACGGCGTACATCATCCGCTTGGAAGTTTGCTTGTAATTGATTCATCAGCGCGTTGTATGAAGCATCCGAAATAATTTCATCTTCAATCACTGTTGGCGCACCTACATTTACATCTAAACCATTCTCTGCGGCTGCTGCCCGTGCGCTTGATGCATCACGCTTGCCTTGCTCTTTAATGCGCTGGCTTTGTAGTTTTGCTGCCGAACGGATAGATTTTGCATTGCCCTTGGACGTTGCATCCGCCATCACAGCGTTTGACATGTTTCCAATCGCATCTAGTCCTGAAGAAATAGCACCACCTTTACACATGCTTATACCTCCATCTCTAAAACATAGCCGACCAATGAGAATCCCAAGCTTTCATAGAGCTTGACGACTTTATCCGCTTGAATGCCCGTCATTGTGCCAAGTTGAATACGATCTGCATCTTGATTCTTAGCCCACTCTACAAATGTATGGATGAGTTTTTTAGCTGCATCTGAACGGCGATATTCAGGCAGAACATAAACACCTTGCTCGAATGCCAGTTTGTGCCCTGTACGCCAGTCTGTATCCACTACACCAATCAGTGTGCCGATTGGATTCTGATATTGATCTTGGGCTAAAAAAATAGATTCATGCTTATTGATTAAATACGCGAACAAATCAGCCGCGCTATTTGCATCAAAGCCTTGTTTTGAAAATACAGGGGATTCTTGAGTGAGACGCTTGCCGAAATCAACAAGTGTTCCCACATCCTCAAGTGTTGCTTTTCGTATTTGCATCTCATTTCTCATTAATAGACACCAACATAGTGATACTCTGCATGTGAAAAGGCAGAGGTTTGTTGTGTGTTATCTTGACCTCTAATTCATGCAAAGCTTGCCAACCCACAAAAGAATCAACGACATAGCCTGTATACGGGAGATTTAGAAAAGCCGATTGATTGTAATACTTGGTTGATAGCTCTTGACCATTGATGAATCCACCTACTGAGCCATTTAGAAATATGGCCATCTCATGCACTTGAATTTTATGGAACATGGCAGATGACGGCGCTTCACTAAAATCAGGCGGTAAAAGATCAATCTCTGTTAGATATGGTTGTCCTAAATAAACCGTTTGGCTTAGATCAGAAACAGGTAAATTTATATCTGTACCAACAATCGTATAGTCTGAATAAAAATACCCATCTTGATTGTTGTAGCTCACCATTGGAGAACTGAGAACCTGAATATCTAGGTTGAGTATTGAGCCAACTCCATCGATCACATCAATATCGAACTCACAATCACTTAGGGCAGTTTCGCTAAATTCTTCTAATACCGTGTATCCATTGCGCTGTGTCAACATAAAACACTGATCTTCACCTAGTCCTGTTGGTAAAGCACATATAGACAACACTGAGCATCCAAAGTCATGCTGCGCCCATGCATTCATCTCTTGATCACGGTTCAGTGTAATACTTGCCACGCTGCCATCACTCATCACGATCCAAACAATTGAGCTAGGCGTTTGCTGATAAGTAATCTCTTTTACACCGCCATGGTTTTCTGATATATGCGGCGCTATTGCTGATAATTCAGGTGATACCAAACCATCAACTTCATAACGATATGACATAGCACGTAAACGCTCACCACCACGTTGCACGAACAAAAGTTCATTGCCCACACGGCAAGGCTTTACGTTTGCCTGTACGCCGTATGACGTATGCTCATCAATCTGTGCTGTAGCTGGTGTTAGTGGTCCTTGAGAATTAATTAGAAATTCAGCACCACCTGTAAGCGCAACCACACCGCCACGCTGTGCAAGGTGTAAAATATTGTCAGACTGTGCAGAACTTGAGGCTATGCTAAATGCATCTGCATCCTCTGTGGTTTCTAAGAAATTACCATCATCACCAATACGGCTAAACCACATCTGATTCGGGCTTGTCTTAGTATTAGCAAACACTAAACGCTGTTTAAAGAAACATACTGCTTTCGGATAGCCCGCAGTTGCACTAAATGCAATACTTTTTAGCACCCAAGACTTAGCAATGGCTTGTACTGTTGTTGTTAGCTTAACGAGAACTTCGCCGTTCACGACCGCTGGTTTGATGTATTCAGTGATTTTGACTTGACCACCATTGATCTCAACAATAGCCCCAACGCTAGAAGCTGTAAAAACGTTTGCGGCTTCATTGGTGACTTCATCCCACTCTGGGTTAGTGCCATTTGGCTCTTTGTCTTTGTTATCTATTGTGGCCAACCACGTCTTACTAGCACGAATAACACGGTCACCAGTGAGATAAGTTTCAGTGCTGACCCAGTTTGGGAACGATGCAGCCGTTAAAGAGATGATTTTTCCTACATCTGTGCCTGAAGGCGTAAGCGCAACGTTCGGCGTAGTGCCTAATTCGTCATTAGGATTCACACCAAAAATAAACTGTGAAAATTGCCAATTCGTGAAGTCAGCAGAACATAACAAACGATGTACAGGTGTATCACCTTGTACTAAATACATACGATACTTTGTGTGCGCATACTGCAATTCACGTACTTTTTTTTCTGTGTCGTACGGCGTTGCCACGTCATATACAACCTCATACGTTCTTGGGTTATAAACCTTTAGAGATGACACACCAATGATCAGTAAATAGGTGTTTTCAGAATTGGCAATAAATGGAATTAAGCGCAATGCACCAGCAAAAATAGATTTAAATTTAGTACCTGGTCTTTTCTTTGCCCCACCCTCAACCAAAGGCAATGCATTGAATAACTTTTTAGATCCATTTGCATACTGTTGAATATCGGTGCGCGTCCAAAGCAATGGACTTAATTCGCCTGAGCTGAGATTGTTTTTTAAAATCCACTGTTTCATTAAAAACGCTCCCAGTAATACGCAGATTCAGCGAATTGAACGTCTTGGCTTGGTCGCTCTTGTCCGTTGATTGTTCGCGCTTGGCGAATCAATAACTGAAACTGTGCGTCTGCTGATTGACCAGCCGCATCGCTTCCTGTTACTGGCTTACAAAGCTTTGCTGCCATTTTTAGCGTCATGGCTTCAACAAGCATGGCATCCCATGTTTGCTCGTTATCATTATTAAAAACATACTCAAGATTGATTCGCTCTTGATTTGCCAAGATATAGCGGTTTTCTACTTCGTATTGCTCTGTATTAGCTGAAATGATCAACACATAATCCGCAGGCAAAGGGAATGCATGGCTATAGCCAAAGCTCGGATATGTTGAAACAGGCGATAAAATTTGACGTTTTTTAGCACATGACCACGGATGTGAGCGCAATATGGCAAGGCGTGTTGTGTCGTAGATATTTCGACATAGTTGAGCAAGTTTCGATTCTTCTTCAAAGCTTGCAATTTGCTGCCCACCGATCATGCTAAGTGCGTTATTGCAGATAGTGACTTTAGATACAGACATAATAAAACCCCGATAACTTTTACTCAGTGTCATCGGGGTTTTGGTTGATTTTGTTGGGTGTTAATCCAATACTATCCAATCTTCAGCAAGCATATCCGTTTGACTAGCAAGCCAACCAACAACCATTGAACCATCAGCGGCTTTCATATCAATGTGACTGCAAATAGTAACGGGGGCTTCAAAACCACATTTTTCATAAAAGCTATTTGGCTCTAGATTCTCAACTACACGCCCTTTTGTGAGAATTACCCACATACCCTTTCCATTCCAACCTTGACGTGCAACTCGAGCACCTTTTTTTAAGTACTCTAATGCTTCGCCAAACGTTAGATTAGAGCTAAGTTTTGGTGGCTTGTAGCTGCGCTCAAATACATCACGCGGCGACCATGAAATATAACCAGCGTGACGCTCATCATTCGGCTTTCCGCCATCAACATACTCAACCAAGTAACCTTGCTCGGAAGGATCTTCATTTTCTGGAATCTGCCAGCCGCGATACTCGTTGTATTCACCACGCGTCATAGTGGCTGCTAAAACCGATTTAGTTCCTACATATGCACATAAAGAAAGTGCTAATAATTTTTTCATTTCCTTGCCTTTTCTAAATTTAACTTAAAAATAAAAAGCACCCTACCGCTTGCCCAAACGGTAAGGTGAACGAGGTTAAACTACGTAGTCGATTGCGACCACTTTAACTTCATTTGCACGCCCAGCAGCGAAAGAATGCACACCACCAACTTGGCTAATGTTCTTCTTATCTGGACGTTTAGAGATGTCAAAGCCTGTGATATTCGCATCACCAAAATGAGCTGCTGAACTTGAGTACATAGCAGTACGTCGTTCTGTTGCACCACCAGCACCATTATTCAGTTTTTCGTACGGAATCCAGTTCACACCCAGCCACTTTCCAGCCACAGCACCTTCCTGAAGCATCTTAACTGCCATGAAGTCAGCCGATGTTAAAGTGGTATCACCTAGAATGGTTTCCAACATGTCTGAAGTATAAAGAATATGAAGCGTCTCGCCGTTATGCTCATCACATTCGTTCTTGCGAAACAATGCTTTAGCTTTGATGATCTGCTCTTTCAGTGTGCCAAAATTAGATAATATAATTTGACCTGCTGGAAGGTTTACTGTTCCAGTTGTCTTAACACCTGCATCATCCACAGTTGTACGTGTAACACCACCAACCAACGCTTGATAAATAATATCGTCAATCTTACGATTCCGCGCATTTACAAGGTTCTTCATGTACTTGTCAGTTGGAATTGCCTTTAATTTTGGCAAGTCACGCGACTCAATTGGGATGAACAAATCGAAGTCAGCCATCAATGCTGTGCGTACACCAGCATCAGGAATGGTCCATGTAGTATCACCAAAACGGTTGCCCGAAGGTGACATTTCCACTTGCCCCATGTCATTGATTGTGAATGACTCACCAGTGATTTTCCCACGATTCACAACTGTTTTAAGCAATCGTGACTCGTTTTGCATTGCTGCGACTTCGTATGTATCGTGATATTGCTGTACAAACGCCGCCGTTATTTTGTTTTCATTCGCCATTGGTTACACCCCTCAGCCGTTTAATTTCGCGTAATGACTTTGAACTTGGGCATAAACACGTTTGTGGTCGGGATGACTTTCATTCATGTACGCCTCTGATGCTATTAATTCTGAGATCGCTTCGCCTGCACTTTGTTGGGTATTTTGCGGCGGCATATCTTCCTGCAAAGCCTTGCCAAAGTAGGCTGCTAAGCGGATGCCGAAAGTTGGTGAATCAACATCTGTTGTTTGCAGTCCAGCAGCTTGGATCGCTTGGTTAGCAAAGCGTAAATTTGCCTCGTATTCACCGCCCCAATCATTTTGCAATGCTTCTACTTGAACGGCGGTATGCTGATCAAATGCTTGCATCACTACAGCCATTTGCGCATTTGTAAGTCCAGCTTGGTGAGCGTTGTCTAAAAACGCCTTATTAGATTCATCTGCTTTGAATGAATCAAAATCAAAACCGTCGATCTTAACGTTGTAAGCATCCGATGATTCAGGAATATCAGGCTTTGTTTCAGGTTCCTGAGTTGGTTCTTTTTCTGGCTCAGTTGGCTCTGTAGACACACCATTGTTAGGTTGTTCCGCAGGTGCTGGATTGCCTTCATCTACTGGCACTTCTGGATTTTCTAAATCATTCATCGTTCTCTGCCTCGCTGTAATCAGGATCGTTTGCTAAATTAATTTGTTGTAAGATGAAATTTACGGGTTCACTCTGCCCAAGACGGCGACAGGTTTCACGCTCTCCGCCGTGTGCATCGCTAACATACGCATTTCGGTTAAATCGCTTGGTTAAATCTTCTAAGATGCGCTGACCATTGACATCCATATCAAATACGACACGGTATAAATCAGGCGTTGCAGGCCTTAGTTTTCGTTGACTCACATACACGCCAACTTCTTGAGATTCTTCTTTCTCATTTTTTCGAATCGTTTCTTCAAAAAGATCAAGCTTGTTTGTGAGATCGTTAATTTCTTCATGTGCAGCATCTAACTGGGATTGAGTATCCAGATGTACACGCACTTCATCCCAATACTTGTTGCGCCATTCATCATGCTTAAAATTTTGATAAATCGCATAAATCAGGATGACAATCGAAAAAATAAAACCTAAATAAATCATTGTCGTGTCTCGCTTGTGAGTTCAGCTTCAAGACCTTTACCAACAGCATTTGCCAATGGTTGTGCCATCGCTTGTTCTTGCTCTTGAGCTGCCGATTGTTGTTGTGCTTGCTGTCGCTGCTCTCGGATTTTCTTAATGTCATCTTTCGTGCGTAAAATTGACGTAGGAACGCCCAAGCCCATGCCTGTTACTTGTGCTACTGCATCCATATCAATGTTGTCTAAAACTGTTGGATCAACCTGCGCCACACTTGATAAGCCAGCGATCAAGCGCTCAATTGCCGTTACTTCTTCAAGTTGTTGAGAACGTGCCAAAGCTGAGATGAATTTGAACGAAAGATTGCGCCCTTGCATATCATCAGGTGCTTCACCGATCACACCAGCACGATAAGCAAGCCCGAAAGTTCGCTCTAAAAGCGGTGTAAGCAGTTCAGCTTGCCAACGACCATATAACGGCCCTAATTGCTGACGAATTAAATCAACTCGTACATGCACTTCTGTAGCCGTCATTGCTGGACCATCTTGCGGCTGTAGCTGATCTGCCATCATCTTCTTGCGGATGCCAGCTTGTAACGCTGTGAGAAGATCAACACCTACTTCGTAACCTTTGCCATCATCAATGCGCTTCAATGATTCAACGCTATTTACGACAATGATTTTCCCACCGCCTAAGCGAACGGTACGTGGGTTAAATACGCCATCATCAACACCTGCATACATTCCTAGTGTTGAAATCTCAGCACTTCGCAATGTGTCACGCATGAGCTTGTTAGCTGTCTTGGCATCAGGCAAAGCAATAGACACTTGACCAGTGCCATAGACAGAATTAGGAATTTTTCTAAAGCGAGGAACAACAAAAGGAAACTCGTTATAGCCTGTTTCTCTCAATACTATCTTTTCTTCAACTTCAATATGATATGAAGCGAAAGGACGCTCTTTCGGCATCAATTGACGATCATCTTTGATGAATCCTGTCTTACGTGGCTCAACGACCCAAAGCACTTTAACTTTCGAGTCAGGCTTAGATTTATAAGTATTGCGAACCTTTTCACTTACATTTTTTTCACCGTATTCATTGACCAGTGCAGCCATCGTCATATCGTATTCACGATAGAGTGTGTCAACTTTCTGATCTTGACGTGTAGACGCTAAATAACATTGACCAATGTCCCATGTCTGAAACACATATCCACCACCAGCTTGACGGTCAATATCTGCATACATCACGCCCCAACCAGCAACTACACAGTCAATGACAAGATCAAATATCTCACTGTCATAGTTTGCGCCGTGGATATTGCGCCAAATGAATTGACATACATCATCAAGCCATTTCTCGCCATCGGTTAGTTCTGCTGGATCATCTACGCCGTCAGGAACAGCTTTAAACCACAGTGCATTCGCTGGCGTAGTCCCTGAGATGATGCTAGACACAAGTAACTGTGTTGCCTCTGATAGAGTTGAATCTAGTAGCTCAGCGCGTTGAGTCTTGCGTGAGTCTGTTAGATCATCACCAATAAACGATTGCTGACGCTCAGGTGCTGCAAAGCGATAGCACTCTGACCAGTGCGGTTCATAGCGTGTTCTTTCCGACTTTAGCTCGCTGAGACGCTTGCACAACCTTGCTACTAGTTCACTCATATTAGCCACCTAAGGTTGTTTTCTTTTGACCATCTACAGCAGATGACAAAACAGTTGATGCATTGCGTTTACGGCGTTCTGCTACTGCTGTATTTGCATCACGTTGGGCTTGATCTTTTGCTTGACGATCAGCTGCTTCAGCATCAAAGCCTTTCTCCGCTTTCTTTGTTTCTGTCAGTCCTAATGTGTCAGTGACAGAAGAAATAATTTTTCCTAAGCCTCCGCCACACATTAGTCAGCCTCCTTCGTAGTCCAGCCTTTTTCTGTTAACACTGGGACACGTTTTTTTGGCTTAACCTCACCAGTTGATCCAATATTTACGCTTGCGCCGACCTGAGTAGACTTCTTTAGCTCATCCATTTGAGCTTTCATTTGAGCTTTCATTTCTGGCAACTGGCGTTGAAGCTCTTCTGTAGTCGGTTCATTGGTTTGTTGTGGTGAAGCTTGCTGCTCTGGCTTTTCAGATTCATCAGCAGCCGTGATATCTGCCAAAGCCTCATCAGCTTTTTCTGTAGTGGTTTTGGTTTCTTCTTTTGGTGTAGTAACACCCGGTGTTTGTACTTGTCGGCGAGTAGACATAAAAAAGCCTCAATCGTTAGGATTAAGGCTTAGTGTGTTTGGTTGTTTATCGGGGTTTGTTGGGTGATTACAGAAGTGATCTTTTGTACTTAATCTTGATTCCTTCCCACTTTGCCATGAATATAAATCTGTTCAGGTTTCGAGCCTCTTTGAATGTGGTCATTTTGACTCCTTGATATGAATCGCAGCCTGAGCCACTTTCCACTTCACATAGTTGTCATAAGCGCATTGTGTAGGACCTATCAAAATTATGGCTATGCACAGCAAATAATATTTCCAAGCATCCCATGAGTCTTTAATTCGTTTCATCTGAACCACCCTTGATCGCTTGCTCTAACTCATATGCGACAATTGATAACGCATGTTGAAATGTCTTATCTTCTGTTGGTGGGTCTCTATATTCTTCGATCAATGCCTTTACTGCATCCACCCTCTTTTGCAGCTCATCAATTTTGGATTGTTGGTGTTGGTAAACACACAAACCAAAATCTAAATCAAACGAACCGTATCCTCCTTTTTTGCTTGTGTAAGGGGTGCATCTGAGTTGTAGCTTGTTTCTATCTGAGCCGTGAGATTGAATAAATTCTTCAAATCCCATGCGCGTATTTTCATTAAATTCTTTCATTGATTCTTGATATTGTTCTAACGTATCAAATTCACTTCTCATCACTTCACCCTCTCATCAAACTTCTTGCAATTAGGACTAGTGTCACAGTCGCGTAGGGTTTCTAAATAAATGCGGTGCCCTGCTGCGACTTCTTGTTCTGTTGCGTGTCTAAAGTTTGACTCATGCGCAAACGAGTATTCTTTTTTGCTCCAATAAGCTCTAATAAATTCGTCGTTGTAGGCTTGAATCTTCATGACCTTGTTTTGACTGCTATTCTTTAAAACCACATCTTGTCCAAACTTAAACATGCTCACCCCCAACGTTTCGGTATTTCTGAATAGTTGCTCGTAGTCTGCGATGGCTTGTTTTAAATAAAAATGATCATTTAACTTGTTTATACTCACACAGTATTTTGCGTAATCAATACCGCCAACTTTTGTGATGATGTCCACGCTCTCAATAAGTCGCTCGAGTTCAGGATAAGTAAAACCATTAGCTGTGCGATGCCACATTCCATTAATTACAGTGATTTGCATATCATCAGGACAGCCAAGCTTATGTAATCGAGCTAAAAGTTCCCTCGCCTTATCAACACCGTGTTCTTTTATGAATTGGATCGCATTAGTCATGATTTAGCTCCTAACTCTTCACGGTCAGAAATTGCCTTGTTAAGTGAGATATTCCAATGCTCAAGTCTTGTTTCATATGCCGATTTTGCCAAAGCCAATTGTTTATATTCACGAATTACTAGAATTAGTTTTCTAATTTCCAGTGCATCTTTCTTATAACTTGAATAATAGCTACCTGTTTTTTCGCTGTAATACTCAGCACCAAAAACCCTATTTTCTACAATGCGATCTGCTGCTTCTACGCCATACATATCTATGAATAAATGCGCGTTCATTGGCTTTGCTCCTTGTCACGGCTGGTCATGTTCAATTCTTCCAAAACTTGATCACACAGTCCGCCGTCTTCAAAAATATCTAACTGCCCAATCTTGTATCGATACGTCAATTGCTCGCCTTCACGTGGAAAACGCTCAATTCCTGTTTGTTCTTGCCATAGCATGATGAGCTGTTCGCCGTTCTCAAAGAAAGGACGTGTACCCGTTGCCCATGCTGATACTGTTGTTGATCCGCTTACTCGTAATAGCATTGCGATCTTCTCATGTGAAAAATCTAAATTACGCAGGTCTAAAAGCATTCTTCCAAAATCGGGTGCTTTGTAGGTGTTCCTCAACTTAATGAATCTTTTCGCTTTTTTGTTCGCATCAAAGAAACGCGTGCGCGCGCGAGGAGAGTCCTTAAAAGCATTACCATCAACCGTAAATCCGAAACCTAAATTACTCATTAGACCAGCCCTCTTATAGTTCTAAGACTTTGATTTTTATTAATCCGCCCTTGACCACTTGCCCACGTTTTACGATGAGTTCATCGAACTGTTCATCATCAACGCATAAACCGCATTTAACGAGACTATCGATAGTTGCTTTCAGGTAGTTATCAATGTCCCGTGTTTGGTGGTTTGGGAAGTGGAAAGTGACATCAAGTTTTAACCGTGCTTCAGTCTGTTTCGGTGGTACCAACACTCGAACTAAGGCATGAAACATTTTTGCTTGATCGCTCAAGAATCGTTTTTTACCTTTTGCGACCCAGTAGTGATTTACAGACGGCGGACAAGTTGCGATTTCACAGCACAAAATCAACTTACCTTCCGCATTGCTATTTTGCGTTGTAGTGCGTTTTAAGCCATTCTTTTTAGCTTGACGTATCTTTGCATCATTTTCGCTTTTTAATCGCTCCTTGCTCAAATTAACCTTGTTTCTGTGAGCATTTAAATGTGCTTCTAGCTGTTCTTCACTCCAACGCATGAATTTATGCTCCCAATTCGACAAGTTTGTTCAAAAAACTTTGATTCACTTTTCCAACGTAACTTGCCCATTTTTTGAAATGTGGGTTGTAGAAAAACCAACTGCCGTTGCGGTTCATCCAGAATGTTCCATCGTTTTCGATATGCGTTGTGCCTTGTGGTTTCATGACAATCTCCCTGCATTTCGATAAATTTTTTTGATTTGATCTTGGATTTGAACAGGTGTTTTCTCTCGCTTGTGGTTATCAGCCTGAGGTTCGGCAAGTTTCTTGGTTGCCTTCCAAAATTCTTGTACTCGTCCAGATGCTTTAGCACGTTGCAAATAATCTTGATAAATATCTCTGAACGCTGCATGAGCTGCTTTCTGCCCTTCGGTTTTCAAAATATTCAAAACTTCATCGAGTGAGCGTTTTGCCAGTGTTGTGATTTTCTCGTTTTCGTCGCTCAAGAAATTGAGTGACTTCGCCCAAGCTTGTTCCGCCGTCCACCAATTTGAATCCTGTACACACCAAGAACGGAACTCAGGGAGTGACGGACACCACTTCTCAGAGTTCATACGCTCTAAGCCTCGACGTAATTCAGACTCAGTTAATCCGTTCAACACGGTGCACGCTGTGAGCTGCAATTGAGCTGCATCAACTTCACCGTATTTTTTGTCGAATGCTTCGCCGTAGAGCATTTGGATGCGTGCCAAGACTTGATCTGCAATCTCAACTGGAAAGTTCACAACGAACGCTGATTGGAATTTTTCGATATTGCTCATGGTTTGATTGCTCCTTGTCCGAAGCGATGAACTTTTTTCGCTGTTGTTTTTTGTGAGTCAGCTTTCGGTTTTTTCGTCTCGATGTTCTTGAGCCAGTTCAACCAAGTCGTCATCCATTTTTGTGATGTGCGTTTTTCAGCCGTGACTGACCACTGAGCGAGTTTTTTGATCTCGTTCTCGATTTGAGCGACTGTGAGTTTTGGAAAGCTGGTTTGAGCTTGAGAAATGAAATCTGATCGAACTGGGTAAACTTGCGTAAGTTCTCTCAAAGTGAAATCAGAAAAGTTGTCAGCGTGGTATTCGATGAATTGCAACATCGAATTGTTCTGAGGTTCGAATTTTTCTCGCGCGCTATTATCATTACTGTCTATATAATTCTTATTATCTATTGTGAGTTCGGCTACCGAACTAGTTTTGGTTCGATTACCGAACTGGTTTTGGTTCGGCTTGTGAACTGGTTCGATTACCGAACTGGTTCGATTACCGAACTGGTTAGCGATAGAAATATCGTTCAATCGATAAGATTTCATCCCTCTTTTGCCAGTAGCAATAGTTTCTATGACACCAAGTTTTAAAAGTTCTTTAATACCGTTACGGACAGTTTCACGACTTAATTGACGTGCGCCTTCCAACTCACCGCCTTGCAATTGAGAATAACTAACAAAATCTGACTCTTTATTATGTCCGTTAATACGATTTTCGAGCTCAGCATAAACATTACGTGCAGCATCGCTTAGAAACGGCCACACTTCTTTTCTATACAATCGGCTAGACATAACATAGCCATTTTCAAACTTATCGCTATACATGCTCTTTCCAGCCTCTTGTTTGGGCTGCGGATCAGTTTGTTTTGGAAACTGGATTACTTTTGCTGTATTCATTTCTTCACAGCCTCCGCAATACGTGTTAAATTCTTCATATCGATCTCGCTTACATATCTGTGTGAACGGCGAAAAAGCCCATCTGTTCCAGCAGTTGGGCTTTTTTCGTGCCTGTAGGTTTTGGGGTGACATCAATCACTCTGTGGGGTGATACCAACTCGAAACTTGTATCTGACGTATCTGTGGTAAGACTGGTGAATGCTGCGAGAGAATTGATGTACTCCCGAACTTCAGTGATTTTTTTATTCATGCACTCCCGACTTAACTTTGATATATCCGTCTTTTCTGCGCGTGATATCGCTTCAAACTCACGTTTTTCTTCATACGTGCATTTGAATGTGATGCTTTCAGTTAATTTTTCTGACATAACAATCACCACTAAGCTGATTTTTCGTCATGTTGTGCATGAGGAATTTCAGGCTTTAGTCTCAGAAGTTTTAAAGCAGAACCCTCTGGAATTATGTCCCCCCACCCACTTACAGCTTGTTTTGTAATGCCAATCGCTTTAGCAAGAGCAACACGACTTTTGAATGCATCAATAGCATCCTTCTTTCTCATAACAATGTGCATAACCAATTCCTCATAATCACGAGGATAAGTAAAGCATACTTTACCGAATCAAATCAAGCACACTTAACATTTATAAAGTTAAGCTAGCTTTACTACATTAAAGGGTTTAACTATGGCTTCGCTACAAGAGCGCATGTTTCAGGCAAAACAACACTATGAGAAAAATCATGGTAAAAAATTAAAAAATACTGAAATGGCTGATTTTTGTAAGGTAAGTAAAGCGAGTGTTGGTCAGTGGTTTAATGGCCCTACGCAAGAACTAGATGGATCAAACCTGTCTTTAGCTGCTGAGTTTTTGGGCGTTAATCATAAATGGTTAGCTGGTGAGCGAGCACCAATGCTACTGACTGATAAAAATTTTTCTAATGTTGTAACAGACAGTGCACCTTTTATAAAAATACCAGTATTGGATTATGTACAGGCTGGTGTTTTTGGTTCTGTTGGCTACGATGGTATAAATCCAATTGGAGAAACCTATACAACCTATAGACCAATTAGACATGAAGATATATTTAGTCTAAAGGTTGAGGGTGATAGTATGCTTCCAACTTTTAAACCTGGTGACAGTCTAGTTATAGATGCCTCATTAGCCCCAAAACCTGGTTCATTTGTAATTGCTCAAAATGGGAATATTGAAGCTACATTTAAAAAGTATCGCATTACTGGATATGATCAGTTCGGGCGTGAAGAATTCGAGCTTGTGCCTCTTAATCCAGATTATCCAACTTTTTCTTCAAAGGATCACAATATAACAATTATTGGCGTTATGGTTCGCCACACGAGAGATTATAACTAAATGAATGATTTCAATGTTGTTTTGATTATATTATTCAGTTTAATAGCGGCTATAGTGATATACATGGTATGGGCTTTTAATGATGAACCATCACCAACTCAAATAAAGAGTATTTGTCTCAATACGTTTAATTCTGGAATATCTACACCATTTCAACGTATAGGGTTGATTATTTTAATAATAGGCATATTTTCTTTTGTAAGTTGGTTTTTTAGAAGTGCAATGGACTTAGAAGACATCTTTAACACTCACTACTTCCCTGATAGACGTGACTTTATTTTCTTTCATTTATACCTGTATTTTTTACCTTTAGGGTTTCTGATGACATGGGGCTACCCAATAATTGAGAAAATAAAAAAATGGATAATTAATGACAAGAATTTAGATAAGGACTTTATTACATTTGAGAAGAGAGCCGATCTTACCAATTTTGTAAGAAAGTTAGGTTTCGGAGAAAAAAGAGATAAACGATATATGTGTGGTTATGTATCTACTGTCCTAACACCTGAAAAAAGTCGTGAAGAAGCACTTAATTTAGGCTTAATTAATGAAGATGATTCTCATGTTCTGCACGTTGATGTTTTATTGATAACTAGCCGCGGAGATGAGTTAATTTTTGCTCCATGTAATTCTCTTATTGCTGATTTGAAAACTGGGGATTTTGTATTGATTGCTGTATATAAAAACAGTCTATTTTCAGATGATTCATGGCATTACACTTTGGATGCCAAACTCAGACCTGTATATAACAAAAAAGGTACAGGGTGGTTGATTGAACAAGATTACAGATACTGATCAATAATTAACATATGAATCCCAACCCATCATTTAGATGGGTTTATTTTTATCCGCACAAATAAAGTGAAGGATACTTTTAAATATTAAGTAAAGAGCACTTTACAACACACAAATAGTAAAGTATGCTTTACCTCGTAAGCAATAAAAAAGCACACCGACCCTTCTAACCTTCGATGTGCTTCAAACTACGAGGTCATTATGAAACAAAAGCCTATAAAGAGTCAAACGACTGCTCGTTTGTATCAGCACCCACCTGTGCCACGCATCCCACTATGGGAACACTTTGTGGCGAACGTCATCGATACCCTAAAACTATTTGCATTTTTAGGCACTGGTCTAGTGCTTTGGTATCTGCTCACCTTTTTCCTTCACTCATTATTTTGGGGTAACTGATCATGGCTAGACCTAAGAAAAACACTGCACTTGTATTAAGAACTTGCAAATCAGATTTAACAAGCCGTGGCGGTTTCCAATGGGCTGATGTCGGCGGAACAACTGTTGCTGAAGATTGGATCGAAAACAAAGAATGTGGCAATGGTCTACATGGCTGGTTGTTTGGATCAGGAGATTATTCATGCTCTAACTATCTTGATGCTGATAGCAAATGGATGGTGTTAGAAGTTGATCTAAAAAGCATTGTAATGCTTGGCGAGAAATGTAAATTTCCAAAAGCTAAAACCTTATTTGTAGGTGATAAGAAGTCAGCTGCAGACTATCTCATTACTAATGAGCCTAGAGCTAAAAACGTATCTGTTATTGGTGCTTCACTTGAGGTTGGTGATAACGGTTCAGTGTTGGTTGGTGCTTTAGGCACGGCAACGGCTGGCGACTGGGGCACGGCAACGGCTGGCGACTGGGGCACGGCAACGGCTGGCGCATCAGGCACGGCAACGGCTGGCGCATCAGGCACGGCAACGGCTGGCGACTGGGGCACGGCAACGGCTGGCGCATCAGGCACGGCAACGGCTGGCTATAAAGGCACGGCAACGGCTGGCGACTGGGGCACGGCAACGGCTGGCGACTGGGGCACGGCAACGGCTGGCGCATCAGGCACGGCAACGGCTGGCTATAAAGGCACGGCAACGGCTGGCGCATCAGGCACGGCAACGGCTGGCGACTGGGGCACGGCAACGGCTGGCGCATCAGGCACGGCAACGGCTGGCTATAAAGGCACGGCAACGGCTGGCGACTGGGGCACGGCAACGGCTGGCGCATCAGGTGAAATCCGCATTCAATATTGGGATGCAAAAGCTGAACGCTATCGCACGGCAATTGGCTATATCGGCGAAGATGGTTTAAAGGCCGATACTGCTTACAAATTAGATGAAAATCATAAATTTGTTGAAGCGGAGGACTAATAAAAATGAACTCATTAGTTACTATCGCCCAAGAAGATATTTTAATTGCTGATATGAGCAATGATGAATATCACGCTCGCCCAGAGTACAGCTCAAGCCAGCTTAAGGACTTGTTGCGTAGTGCTGCACATTTCTACTCTTATAACATTGCTAAAGAGCATGAAAGAGAATCAAAAAAACACTTAGATTTTGGAACATTGGCTCATACGTTGTTTTTAGAGCCTGAAAAATTTGAAGCTGAATTCGTAGTGTTGCCTGCTGATGCACCAAAGCCACCAACAGATGTGATGCGTAATGCTAAAAACCCATCTTCTGATTCACTTGCACGTATTGAATGGTGGGATGAATGGCAAGCTAAAAACGGTCTGAAAATCACAATTTCAGAAGAACAATTAGCTGGTGCAAAACGTATTGTGCAAAGCCTGCAAGGTTTAAGCATGTACGGTGTGATGCTAAACAATCCTGGTATGGCTGAAGCAAGCATTTTCTTTACCGATCCAATCTATGATTTACAGCTTCGCATACGTCCTGATTATCACATTATTCCGTGTGATGCATTTCCAAACGGTTTAATTATTGACGTCAAAACGGCGAATGATGCACGCCCTATGGCTTTCTCAAAAGCTTGTGGAAACTTTGCATACGATCTATCTGCGGCAATGTACCGTGAAGGCTTCCAGCAGTACTACAAAACCGAAAATAAACCCGATTTTATCTATCTAGTTGGTGAGAGTGACGCACCTTTTGTTGGTAAGCAATACAAAGCCTCAGACCTGTTTTTAAGTGTTGGTGAAACACGCTATCGCAAAGCCAAAGAACTGCTCGCTGAATCCAAATTGATGAACGAATGGCAGGGATATTCACTCGAATTAGAAGAAATATTTCTCCCTTCGTATCTGACCAAACAAGCTTTAGAACACGATTTTAAATAATTTACAGGAATTTTTATTATGAACGCTCAAACAAATCAAGTTGCAAAATCTTCTATCTCAGTTGGTTTATTGAATCTCGAAGCTTTCGAGTTATCTCAACGTGTAGCGAATATGCTCTCGCACTCTACTTTAGTTCCTGAGCAATATCGTGCAGTGACTAAAATCAAAGCAGGTAAAGACAGTAACGGTAACTGGCAATATCGCGAAGAACCGAACCCAAGCGGATTATCTAACTGCATTATTGCGCTAAATATTGCAAACCGCTTGGGTGCAGACGAATTAATGGTGATGCAAAACCTTTACATCATCGAAGGTCGCCCTGCATGGTCATCTCAATTCATTATGGCAGCAATTAATAGCTGTGGTCGCTTCACTTCATTACGTTTTGAGTTAAAAGACTTGGGCGAAAAAGAAGTTGAATATCAGGAAACTCAGTGGAACAACGGACGAAAAAGCAACGTCACCAAGAAAGTTAAAATTCGTGATATGTCTTGCTATGCATGGGTTGAAGAAAAAGGATCAACTGACGAGAACGGCAAGCCTATCATTTTAAAATCTTCAACTATTTCTGTAGAAATGGCAGTAAAAGAAGGCTGGTATCAAAAGAACGGTAGTAAATGGCAGACCATGCCTGAGCAAATGTTGCGTTATCGTGCTGCATCGTTCTTTGGTCGTGTATATGCCCCTGAATTGTTGATGGGCCTACGTTCTGCTGAAGAAGAACAAGACATGATTGACGTGACACCTGAGCCAGTTGTTAAAAATAATGCTGGTCAAGTACGTGCGCTTAAACAAAAGATTCTTGCTGCTAAAACCTTGGGCGATTTGGACAAGCTAGAAGGCGAAATTGCAGAATTACACGAAGAAGATTGGGACAGCATCAACAACATATTCGTGGCACAACGAGGTAAGTTTTTAGAAGAAGCTCAAGTGATTGAAACTGAAGAAGTCGTTGAAAAAAAACAGACTGCAACAGTAGAAAAGAAAGTCAACTCTACTGATCTTCGCAAAGACTACTTAATCAAGATGAATAAAGCTGAAAGTGTTGATGCCCTCGACGCTATACACCAAGACTTTGTTGCTAATAAAGACTTAACACCAGCGCATCTTAGTTATTTAGAAAGTGCTTACAGCGATACAAGAGCCAAGTTACAGCCGCAAGATGGTCCAGCAACTCAAGCCGACCCGATCAAAAGCAATTCTGCTAAAGCTGGCTTATTGCAAATGATCTCCGATACACAAGATACAGTTGCACTAGAAGCTGAAGTAGCACGTGCAATTAAGGGCAGCGAATCAAAGCTTACCAATTCTGATCGACAAGAAGTTTTAACGGCATATGCACACCGAAAAGAAGTACTTTCACAGCAAGATATTTTTGAAACTGGTCCAAGCATCGTTGACTTAACGATTCAGAAAATTAAGCAAGCCAAATCACAAGATGAGATTAATGCGATTTTCACTGATCCAGATTTAGAGCAGCTCTCAGAAGATGACACGGCGATCATCAACCAAGCCGCAGACATGCGCGAATCAGAATTGCAGGGTTAATTTTACTCCCCTGCTTAGATGTGGGGGATTTATCCAAATTTAAGGGAAATCAGATATGAGCAACACAACATTAATTACTTTAGATCAAGTTAGACAAGTTCTCGAAACAGAAAACAATAATGTACATGCGCAAGTCATGTCGTTGTTAGAAAAGCCTCTTTTCCAACTGACATTAATTAAAACACGTGGCAATCAAACAAAGGCTGCTGAGATTCTTGGAATTAATCGAGGCACTTTCCGCAAGCGCTTAAGACAACATAATTTAATAAAAGCGCGAGGTGATTTATGAAAGAGCGCTTTTTAGGTTTAGCATTCCTGTTGGATTTGGCTGTAGGTCTTTTATTAATTGCTGTGCTGGGAGCTTGGTGATGGAAATTATGCTTGGTAATTTAAACGTTTCAGAAATTGAAGCAAGATTGGAGATTAACTTCCCGAAAGATATTGTTGAATTTATGGAACTAAACCATCAGGCTAGTGCGCGTAATATATCAATTGGTAAATGGCACTGTTTTGATATTCCGTTCCATTTGATTTGTGGAGATATTGAAACTGCAAAGAAGATTTATAACGCACTAAAAGATCAAGCTAGTCTATGCAAAGTTTCTCTACAAATTTCAGTGTATGAAAAGAAAGAACAAAAAGCAGATACGGAGGGATGAGATGGCTAAATATATTACTTCTGACCAAGTGTGTGAAATGTTCGGAATTACAAAAGTTACACTTTGGCGTTGGGAAGTTAAAACCCAGTGGGGGAAGCCTTTCCCTGCCCCTGCTCTAGCTTCTGTGGGTGGCGCACCAAAACGCTATCTACTATCTGATGTTCGGAACTGGGAAAAACAATGTACTGGCAAGAAAGCGGTTGCATAACCGCTTTACCCTTTTAGAATTATCAATTTCTCAATCCATTTTTCATAGACTTCTGTTTGCTCTGCTACATAACTATGTAAATCGTAAACCTCTTGATTGTTTGGCAATACATGGCCCAACATAATTTCGTGAATATCCCTGTTTTTTGAGAATGAACTAAAGTTAGTTCGGGCTGTTCTTCTTAGATCGTGAAGCGACCAGTGTTCCATAGTTTCCTTTTTAAATCGCTTCACCCAGCCAATAACACTAGATGGTAATTGTGTTGATGCTGCATCTGTTAAATATTCAGTCTCATCCTTGCCATTACTGAATAAGTATTTACCGCCACTCAATTCCATTGCTTCTTTAATCAAAACTTCCATGTACGGCAAAATAGGTCTGATCAACGTCTTATCATTTTTGTAGCCTGTCTTGTGATTGCTTGGTGGTACGGTCCATATTTTGCGTTTAAAATCGAAATGCTTCTTTTCAGCTCTGCGAAGCTCACCATTACGGCATGCATAAATCAAACATAACTCAAGAAATATTTTATTTTTCTCAGTCAGTCGTGACCATTTTAGGCATTCATAGAAAACTATAATTTCTTCATCGGTTAATACGCGTTTAGTTGGTTTTGAAATAATATTTAAATCTGCTTTGGGGTAAATATCAGCAAGCACATTTGTTTGAACATATTTACGTTTAGCGGCCCACTTCAACATTTGCTTAGTATTGGATAATAAGTTTTTTGCGGTGCCTGGTATGCGCCCTGCCAATTCTTCAAATATCTTTAGCCAGTCTGTTATATCAATTCGATCAATCGGGAGATTACCGAGTTTATCGAATAGATGGTTCTCAAACATTCTCTTTATATCAAAGTGCTCTTTTTTATTCTTTGAGCAATATGATTCATACCACATCAAAAATACTTCATTAAAAGTTACTGGATTAATATTCTTTTCTTTTTCTACCAATAATTCTAATTTAGGATTTTTGTTTTGATCGAGAAGACTTCTTAGCCTTGTTGCCTCAAGACGAGCATCTTTGAGACTCATGTGTGGATATGTGCCCAGATCAACGCGCTCTTGCTTATTATTGAACCTGTAGCGCAACTGGAAGACAATCTTTCCCTTTGGTGATATTCTAACACTCATAGAGTCACGATCTGCTACAACCTCAATAGCATCTCGCTCTTTCCCATTATTTGCTTTAAGCCAAGCTTCAGACAATGCCATTTCAAACTCTAGTATTAATATGTACACGAAAGCGATGTTAAAATCGCAAATCACCAATATGTACACGAATATGTACACAAATGGCAT